TTACAAGACATTAACATTTGAAAATAAGTTTCCTGTTGAATGCGGTAAAATTGAAAATTTTGAGATTTTATCAGATGTCGACGGAAGACCTGAACATCATATTTTTATTACAACACCAAAAGGTATTGAAGATTTAGAAGTTATTGAATCGGTCTATACCAAGTATGAGAAATTATATAAAACAGATAATACTGTCAAATACTGTCAAAGCTATACTGATAAAACATTTATATTTTATCGGATTGTAACAGGAATACTCGCAATAATTACAATTGTATTTTTAGTAAGTTATTCATCAGAATACTAAAACAAAAAAGGCTCGTTAAACGAGCCTTTTTTAGTTTGTAGTAGTTTAGTTATTATCCGCCTATATTTTGGAAACCTCCCGCAGCAATATCTCCTGTTTTTAATACAGTGATGTTATTTACGATGATACCCATTGCTTTGATTATCTCTACGTAAGTATCAAGTACCCCTATTTGTGCATCTATGATGTCAAGAGTGTTATTTGATTCATCCATTACGTTTACGAATGCGTATAATCCGTTTTCTTTAACATATCTTTCGCAGATTTTATCAGCATTAGCTTTAATTTCTTCACGAACTTCTTTGGTATTGAATCTCCATTGATATGTTAATAACATTTCATATAATTCATTTTCTAATTCAATCAAGACTTCTCTTGCGTGAGTATAGCTTAATGATGAACGAGGAGATACTTGTGCAGTATTGTCTGTCTCGATTACGAAACCTCTGTTCATTTTATAAACAATCGGGTTAGCGTTCATTAAGTTTAAGTTCTCAATATCAGTAGGAGTTAAGTCGATTTCAACATTACCTATACCTGTAATTAAACCATCATTGATACCCGCAGCAACAGTCCAAGGTTTAACCGAAGCTAATCTTGTAGTGTGTTTTCTCATGAATGTATTACATACAAATGATGCAGGAGGCATATCAAGAGGTCTGCTGTTATCGCTTATAGTTACATAAGGGAAGAAGTAAGCTACGTTTGATTGTCCTTTACCATCAGCAAATGTGTATAAGAATGAAGGGTTGGAAGCAGGGTCACCACCTTGTCTGATGAAAGCTGTATTTAAAGCTTTTGTATCTTGGTCAATGAATGACGGTGATGTTGATTTCTTGAATGATTTAGCAGAAGGCATGTTTAATAATCCTAATGCTGTAAGTTTTTCACCACACAAGTCAACAAATTGTTGTTTTGAGTTTGATGTTAAACCTAATCCCCAACAGTCAATTAAATATCTCCAAGAGATTTTATTTCTGTTTACTAATCCTTTAAAGATTGGTGTATTTACCGCTAAGATATTTAAAATATCAGATTGTCTTTGTTCAGTACCGTTAGGTAATGAATCCTCTCTCATTTTAAATCCACCTAATGTAATTGATTTGTATGTGTTGACATAATCTTCAATTGTAGTGTAACGATATGTTTGTTTATCTGTACCAAATGATATAATATCAATTGCTGCATCTGTTTGTAATTGAGTTAACGTAGGGTCACCTGCATATGCTCTTTTATCAATAATTCTTGTTAATCTCTTAGGAACTTCACCTACTCTTAATGATGAAGTATCAACATATGCTTGTAAGTAATCACCTATTTTAACTTCTCCATATCTTGCAGCATTAACTAAGATTTTATTAGTTTCTAATACTGATTCAATTTCTAAAGTTTGTTTGAAACTTCCAATATCAGAGAATATTCTTATATCACTTAAATCATATTCTGTAGTATCTAATCCGTTCACACCTACAAGAGTTGCATCTTGAGTAAAGTCAACATATAATGCGCTTCCTATAAAATACATTTTTAAATATCTCTTATCAGTTTCAGATGCACCGCTTATGGTAATAGAACCTGTTGTGATTGATTCAGTTGTTATGTTTTCATTTACAATTAAATCTAATCTTGTGTCATATGTACCCGGTTGAGAACCTATTTCGCCACCATTATTTAATATTGTGAAAATATTATCATTAGCTGTAGTACCAAATACTTTTATTTTTCTATTTGTAAATAATTTAGCAGCATCAATATCTCCTGAATTATACCATAATGTTATATAATCATTACCTGCTAATGAATAGAAATCTACTTTAGCAAATTTATATGCGAATAAATTAGGATAGAAATAGTCACCTGAGTTAATAATACCATTATCAAATGCTTTATATATGGCAGATTGTATAGAAGCTATACCATATCCTGAACCTGTTGTAGAAGATAATGGATTAGTTCTTAATCCTAAAGAAATATATCCTGATGTAGGAGTAAATTGTTGTTCATCATCAATATAAATAACTTGTGCGTCTACGTTTCTATTAATATTAATAGAAGGTGATACATTTATAGTAAATGATTTATCTGAACTACCATCTGTTACAAAAGCAACATTATTAATGGTAACTTTATTACCTACGTTGTCTTTAATTATAGACAATCCTGTTTTTAAATTTGATTGTACATCACCAAATATTTTATTCAATATTGTTTTTCTATAATTAGTATCAGGGTCTGATGATTTAGTACTTGTGAAAGTAAATTTCACTTCGTTGATACCGTTATAAGTGATTGCGATGTCGTTTACAAGGTTTACAGCATTGAATGATGTAGAGTTAGTAAATCCACAGAAAGCTGTTCCTGATGTACCACAAGTGCTTCCTAATGATACAGGAGTTACGATTACGTTAATAACTGTTTCAAATGCTCCTACTCCCCATTTAACATTAGGAATAGCATTAATATATTCGATGCCTAATCCAACAGCAGAACCTGAAGTTGCTTGCTCACCTACACCTACTATACCAATTGGTAATAGACCGCTTGCAACAGGCTTTAAAGGAACGTTCGCCCATACTGTTTGGTTGCTTACTTCAAATCCTTGAACTACGCCCACAGCACCGTTATCGTCCAAATAAATAGTGTCTTTTCTAATTTTACCTATATTTACATTTACAACATCTACTGTTGCTGAACTTGAATCTAAAACAACTGCTTGACTATTTAAATTATATGAAGTAATACCTGTTAATTCAATTTCTGTTGAACCCGCACCTATTGTTTGTATAAATGTAGGTGTTCCTGAATACTTCATTTCGTATTCTAAATTTTTACCAAAAGCATTTCCTTGACGGTCTAATACTACAGAAAAATATGGTATATTTTCAGTAATTGTCTCGTAGTAAGATAAATAATCTATTACGCTTGTAGGGTCATCCACTAAGTTTGAACCTATTAAGTCTAATAAACCTGTTCTATATTCTGCGCTTTCTACTTTATCAATATCAAAAGTTAAGAATACACCGTGTGTATCTGTATCTCTATTTACAACAGTTTCGATAAAAACATCTCTACCGTTAGTATCTTTGAAATATGGTATAATAGATAAATCAGAATAAAATTTCAATACATTTACCGCAGGGTCATTTGAGAAATTTCCTATTTGACCTTTTACTAAACCTTTTTTATTGAAATATTTACCCCATCTTGAATCGACAGATAAAGTATTATAATCAGACCAATCTCCTTGAACAATTAACATAGAAACTATGTAATCTTTTGCTTGGTCTTTAGGGTCTAAATATAAAGGTACATTATTAACGCCACTATAGAATATATCTAACGTGTCATTATAACCCTCTACGTTGGCTTTATAAACGAATACAGAGACTTTCTTGTCAGACATGTTGGTGATGTGCATCACTTGTCTATTATCGTCTAAATGGTCGTTTGCATACGTTAAGAAAGAATCTGTATCTCTCTCCCAAAAGTCTGCTCTATCAAAAAATGATGAATAAGGTGCTTGTTTAACAACTGAGTTTGGTACGTTAGAAGCGATAGAGATTGTTTGCCAATCAATTACGTCTAATGTATCATCAGTTTTTAATAGGTTTAATGCCCAAACAGGGCCGTTTCTTAAAATATTAAGAACGCTTCTGTGGAAGAAACAACCTCTTTTTTCCATAAGTCTATCGACATCACCAAATATTTCTATGAATTGTTGAGGAGTAGTTATGAATATTGGTTTATTAACAGAACCTTTTCTTGAGAATCCCGCCACTAAGTTTATAAGTTCAGTTTGTGCAGGAATTTGACGAACACTCGCATCAATTTCTCTTATAAAGATACCGGGTCTTTTGAAGTCCGCAATGTTTATATTTGCCATTGGTATAACATTTATTTTTGTTATATATTATTTCGGTAAAATCATTTTTATCTTAAAAACCGAGAAAAAACAATTTATGAAATGTTAAAAAAATAATGACAAATAATTAGGAATAGTAAAAAAGATACAAGATTATG